TCAATTGTCCTGTTTTTGAAGCTGATCAGCATACTCGGTTAACAAGCATCCTGTTTTTATAGTCAGATTTTCGATTTTACGCTCACCTCTGACTAGTCTTCCTAAAATAGATAAATTCACTCCAGTATCTTTATTAATTCGATATTGAGTGACATTACTAAGGAGCCATTCAATTTTATCCGTATCTACTTTCATATAATCACCTACTTAAATATAAACCATACTATTAAGCCAATAAAGATAAGCCATGCGACAAATGCTTTCCAGTCAAATGCGTGTTTAGTTATTTTGAAATTCACTTTCATTTTCTATTACTATATGATACAATTTTGGTAAAGGAGTGAGGCTATTCGCCCCACTCGATTTCCCACTCGATTGTGAAGAATACTAAGTTGATTTTAAGCGTTACTTTTGTTTTCTTCTTTTTGAGTGGTTTTTTCTTTACCTTTTTTGATCTCATATTTTTCTCCTTTCTTTATTGTTAAGGGTATCTCCCTTACAATTTATAGAATAGCACTTTTGTGCTATATTGTCAACACTTTTAAAAAAAATAAACGGTTAGGTTTCTATTTTTAAAGTTTTTGAGCACTAAAAAAGCACTTAGATTTCTCTAGGTGCTTTTGATTGTTAATAAGCAAATTCAAGTTTTGGTTTTATATCTTGATAAAGTTTTAAAATTTCAGGAGGAGTATCTTCACGGAAGATAAACTGTTTCTTTCCTGAAATAGTTTTATCGCCAACAATCCAGTGGCGGATTTGTTTTGTAAAAATCAAAACTTCTTTACCAGGCATAGCCATTACTTCCATGATAGAACCTCCTTGACTTTATTTAACAGATTTGTGTCTGTAACCTTATCTCCCAATACCCCGACTTCAGCAACCAGCTCATTGATGTTATTGTTGTAAAATGCAATAGCTGCATTATCGCTAATGCTATAAAGATAATTATAGTCATGTTTCAATTGTTCCTTGACATACGATACTAATGGGGAATTCAATTCAGACATTGCTTGTTCGACACTATTATACAGCTTCAACTAAGTCATTGTCTACTTTATTCGCAATAGCTAAAGCGATTTGATGAGTAGCTTGACCGATTGGGTCTCCGTAACCAGAAAGAACCGCCTCGTCTGTTAATTCAATACCTTTACCCGCTTTTTTAATAGTCATTGTAGACTTATCAGTAGTTAATTGGTCAGGGGTGATTACTTCGCCTTCCGCAATATCTTTAGCGTCTCCAGAGTATACCCACTTTGGAACTGTAACAGTGTTTCCTGGTTGTCCAACAAGCTCACGCTCAACGTAAGCAAGCGGTGTAAATTTAATCATTTTTGGTAATTTAGCTGAAACCATGTCAGCCATAACTTCAGGGTTTACTAATTGTTCAATTTTAGTTTGTGTCATTTATCTATTATCCTTTCAATTTATGGTATAGTTCGGGGTTATTTTGCAGTAATTCATTTCTACTTTGATACCCCATTTTGTTGAATTGTTCTTTGGTAATCTCACCAGCCGAAGTGTCTTCCATCTTCTTCGGTGTCTTACCTTTTAGTTTCTCACCGACTTTCTTATCGGCTAAGTCATTCACCAAGGCTACAAAGCTCTCTACAGCCTCTTGCGTTTTCTCTGCGGTATCTTTGACAACAAGACCTAGGATTTTATCATCTACAACAATACCGCCCCCAGAAAGCATTTTTGAGGCTTCTCGCTCTAGTCCACTACGATTGATTTTAGCTTCAAGTTCAGCAATGTATGCTCTTTGTTTTTCTTGTTCATACTCTGCTTTTTGGCTTTCGTTCATCGCACGTAGCTTTTCGGCTTCATCAAGTTTTTCTTGCATTCGTTTATCGAATGACTTTTCTTGCTTAGCTAAGCGTTTTTTGATTAGCTCATCAACTTCGCTTTGCGTGAATGTTTTCGGTGCATCTTCAACCGTTTCAGAATTGTCGACTGTTTCCTTTTCGATTTCCAATACATCTTCTTTTACTTCTTCTGCCATTTCAGGCCCTCCTTTTTAAGTCCGAGTGGACTGATATCCTTGGCTTTTAACGTCGTCAAAGTTCGGACAATAAAAAAACCGTACGGGATTCCATACGGTTAGATTTCTATTTTTAAAGTTTTGAGCATCAAAAAAGCACTTAGATTTCTCTAGGTGCTTAATTGTTTTATACTATACTGCGTAATCAAAACCAATTTTAGATTTAATAGTATCGAACAAATCCAAAACAGACTTAGGAGTTCCTTGTTTAAAAGATACAAGAGGTTTATCTTGATCTGGATAAACTTGGTCAACCCACTCATCGATTTGATTATAAAAAATTAACAATTCGTTATTTGGAACAGCCATTACTTCCATCTCAATACCTCCTTTACCTTTTGTAGTAATATTTTATCAATTACATCGTCTCCAATAACCCCAACTTCTGCAACTAGTTCATTGATATTGTTGTGATACATAAAGGCGTTGTACGCGTTCAAGCTAATATTTTTTAAGTAACCGCGATCTATAGATTGTTGTTGTTTTACATAAGTAACTAAATCTGAATTCAACGCAGTCATCGCTTGTTCAATATTATTATAGCGCTTTTTTATTTGCTTTGTAAAATGCTTTAGCAGAATCCCAATGTTTTTTATGCGTTAGTTCATGAACCATGGTATCTTTAATGTTTTGAGCAGCAAAAAAGCACTTAGATTTCTCTATGTGCTACTTTTTCTATTTCATTGATTGTAATTGTTATGGTATCCCAATCTTTGGGTGAATCGCCTATATCAGCAATAAAAGTATCTTCGCTTAGCTTTTCTACAACTGCTGCAGATTGGCCGTTTTTTAAAATGACTGTATCAAACTCTTCTATCTTCATCAGAAACCTCCTTGATATAAGTAGACGTAAGATGGGCACCTTCTTCAGTAACATTCCATGCAACAACAACATTTACAGGATTGTTCTTTATACCATACATTACCATTTTTTGTTCATATCTATGTCCATATTCATCTTTAGTTTTCGCTTTCGTTGGATATTTGGGTGCTCTATTTGATATTTCTTCAATCATCTCGCGATAATTGTTCAAGTCATATCCTAAAAGACGGGTAAAATTCTTACCTTTAGCAAAACCTTTTGGATTATCAGGATTGAAAAGATAATGAGTAAATTTCTTCTCATTTATGATCATATTATCTACCTTAGGTAGTGTTAGTTGCGGATTTTTTTGTAATCTAGTCTGACGCTTAAAATCCAATTGAATCATACTAAACTTATTAACATCATTATACTTCAAATCATAAAAATCTCCAAATGATTGTGGAATATTTTCAGAATCTTAGACCAGTCTGTATTTCATGAATTGCTCTTTAATTCTACGGACTTTTTCCTTGTCTGATTGTTCAAATTGCAATATTTCCTTGTCTACTTTTTCATCTCTACCTAAGCGCTTTGAATCTTTCCTAAAATGCGGAACCGTCGTGCATCGACAGTTAGGATGAAATGGTGGTGCGTTCAATGCTGGAACCAACTCAGATACTTTAAATATCTTCCCGTTGAACGGTTGGCAAATCTGACACGCTTTTAATTCGGTCATGACTTCAAACCATTCAACACCATTAGCCTCATAGTTGGCCTTCTGTGCCTCTGAGTATACCCTTGCGGCTTACAAAATACTTCGCGCTACAAACATTGTTTTGTAGCGTTTTTTGATGTGCAAAAAATATCCACCGGCTAAGCCGGTGGTTTTTCAGTTTCGGGCATAGCCCTGATCTCAGAGCGACGCCTCAAGGCTCTCGTGTTGCCTGCGACGAGCACCTATTTACGTTTTCCTGTAAACGAATCTTCCCATTCTAATTCAAATTTTTCTGCTATATAATCCTCTTTTAATTGATTCCGTGTACACTCTCCAATAGCTTTAGAATTCTTTCTCACCGCATCTACATAATACCCTCTAGACCAAAATGATCTATTTTGATACTTACAGTTCCATTTCGTGTGTGATAAACTGTGTAAGTCATCGGTATATCCTATGACAAAACCTCCTTATTTTTTCGTTGTAGTTTGCAGACCACAAACGAATCACAACTAAGGAGGCTTTTTTCATTATCACTCCGCTAAAGCCTTTTGGACCCCCGGACAATCCGGGGGTTTTAATTAGACCAAAAAGCCCAACGATAGATTTTCGTCGGGCTTTCGTATTTCGAAAATAAAAAATTTCTATTAATATTATTTTCTATAGATAATGGTTAGATTCATCAACATATGAAGGAGAATAGAATTTAGAACTGCCCCTGATTGTTCCCTTAAAAGGAAGAGCAAACTCGACATACATAGAAAATAAATGATGCTCTTAAAGTCAAAAGCAAAATGGAAAAAGATAAAGATAATCGTTCCCAGTATATAAGAAATCAAAATATAATCAGAATTATAAGCAATTTCTCTACAAATCACTTCTTCAATAATAGGCGATAGAAGAATCGCTGAAACTTTTGTATGTAAAGTATAATGACTATTATCTTTTTTAGTAAATAAAAAGATAAATAAAATAGTACACAATCCGAAAAAGAAAAGAGATACAAAGTTTACTGATAAAGACAAAAAATTCAAAATATGTGCATATATTAGGAGTCCTATAAAAATAACTGTTTTAAAAAGATCTCTTATAATCTTTAAAAATTCCAATGAAGTCTTCTTTCTTTTCAAAATAGAATATAGCACTTGCGAGAAAAATAGGATTATAAAATAAAGAAGTAACGATATAAATGTATAGTATGTTGTTTCGAACAT